ATCATGAAGGTTGAAGTCACTATCGAACGTACAAAAAAACTGCCTGATGGCGCGATCCCGGCGCTGGAAAACGAACTTTTAAAACGATTAAACAAGCGCTACGAAGGGTGCAAGCTGACCATTCGTCGGGCACAAAATGACGGGCTCAATGTTATCGGTGGCGATAAAGACGAGGTCGCTAATATTCTGCAGGAAACCTGGGAAAGTGCTGACGAGTGGTTCTACTGATTTTTGCTTTTGTAATGATTCGTTCAGGCTTTAGCAGGGGGACAAGAAGTGGAAGATGTTGATGACATGCCGTCTAAAGGTTACGTGGTGATTCGCTGCGATGATGGCGTTATTGTGGCGAAACTGCATTCTTTTCCAGAATGCGAGCGCGCCCTGATGTACCGACGGGGCGATTTAGTTTCTTTCATGCCGCTGGCGGAAGACGAGATAATTGGTACGCCGACCATGTTTACCGAGATGCTAAAAAAAGCTGGCTACCACGTTTCGATTCCCTCTGTTAGACTCTCACCGCGGGCCTGAACAACCCGCAACCTGCTGCGCCACGGAGAGATACCATGGCGCAAAATCACATCAAAACAATCCTTTCACTGACGTTAATCGACGCCAGCGATTTTTCGTATCCGGTATCCGCTGGTGGTGCCCAATGAAAATGACCTGGTTCAAATACGACAATCTCACCACGGAAGAAGCCGACGAGCTGGTGGCGCGTTACAACCGGAACGGAATCAAAACCGAAAGAAGCCTCTCAAGCGATCTCCGGCACTGGATAGTTAGCGCGCTTTTGCCCGAATCAGGTCAGGCGCCGCGTTCAGATAAAACTTACCAGCAGCGGATGTGGGGTCGTTGATGAAGGTCTACAACATTACCCCTATGGGTAAACCACGCATGACGCGTGCTGATAAGTGGAAAAAGCGCCCCGAGGTTCTCCGGTACCGCGCGTTCTGCGATCACGTTCGGCTGCTGGGCGTCGAGCTACCAGAAGCCGGAGCACACGTTACGTTCATCCTCCCGATGCCACCGAGCTGGAGTAAGAAGAAGCGCCTGCAGTATGACGGCCAGCCCCACCAGGCAAAACCTGATTGCGACAACATGCTGAAGGCGCTGATGGATGCCATCTACGCGGACGACGCCCACGTATGGGATTGTCGGGTAACGAAGGTTTGGGGAGAAACCGGGCAGATCGTTATCACGGAGGCACCACTATGCGAGCTCTCCTGAAACCCGATATCGCCAGAGGGCTGGGTATTGTTCTGCTGAAGCCGGGAAGTGAGCTGATGAGCATCTTCAGTTCTGGCCGTGTGCTGGTTGAACGCCAGCCCGACAATATGGCACACCTTGAGAGTGGTCCGGTACCGGAGGCGCATCAACCCTTAGCACAGGATCCCGAGCTTAGTCCGTTCCTGCTTGATTCGAGAGTCATTCAGGCCGCAGGTGGGATAACTTCGCTGGAAAACTGGCTACTGCGCCGCGGCGGATGTCAGTGGCCGCATAGCGAATACCATCATCACGAACTGGTAACGATGCGGCATGAACCGGGCGCAATAAGGTTGTGCTGGAGCTGTGACAACCTGCTGCGCGACCAGTCAACCCGGCAGCTGCAGGCTATTGCCGAGCGCAATGTTATGAAATGGGTAATAGACCAGATTCGTTTAAAGCTGCGCATTGATGAGTATCGTGAAGTTTCTCTGGCGGAACTGTGCTGGTGGGCGTTTCGCATGGCGCTAACCGATCTTCTGCCTGAAGGCATTGCCCGCCGCGCCTTTGATCTGCCTCCGAAGTTTATTCAGTCTGTTACGCGGGAAAGCGATATCAAGCCGGAAGTAACGGCCACCAGCATCATGCAGGGTAAATCTGATGACGCCGCGGCACTTCGAGAATCGCTCCTCAAGGAACCGGTAAAAACCATAGTGAATATTGCGGTAGATCCAGAACCGCCAGCGGCATCCATGTCACGTCCCAAGCTTCACCGCTGGCGGAACGCGAAGTTTCTCCGCTGGGTTAAAACTCAACCTTGTCAGTGCTGCGGCCAGCCAGCTGACGATGCACATCATCTTATTGGCTGGCGTCAGGGAGGTATGGGTACTAAAGCGCATGACTTCTTCACGATCCCTCTTTGCCGTATACACCACACAGAATTGCATAACGACCCTAAAGCGTTTGAACGTAAATACGGCACACAGCCGGAATTGATTATTTATTTGCTGGACCGGGCGTTTGCGCTCGGCGTTCTGGCGTAGACGGAGTGGAGACCGCGATGAATCTGGACAGCGTATTAAAATTTTTTGCCCCGAAAGGGATGCATATCTCAGACAGCGTTCGCGCTACTGCGAGCGAACAGTTAACGGTAACGGATGTTATGGCGGCGCTGGGTATGACTCAGGCAGACGCTGGAATCGGGCTTGCCATGTATCTGGGAAAGGCTGGAATCAGCCCACAGGATAAAGATGCCGCCATATCCTGGCTAACCGAATACGCGAAACTGCGCGCGCCAATGGCGGTGCGCAAAGCAGCCGGGAAAAAGTTTCCGCTATGCATGCGGATCCTCGCCCGCTTCGCGTTTAACGATTACGCCTCATCAGCCGCAGACAGTTACGATTGCCCGAAGTGTCATGGTAAAGGACTGATCACTAAAACAAGCGTGATCACTAAAAGTCATTATACAATGCGCCTGCCTCAGTTCGCCAAAGATATGGGCCAGTCGCTTTCTGATTTTGAAGTTAAGCGTGAGGTCACCGATACAAATCATCAACTTTGTGAGAAATGCCACGGAACCGGTAAAATCAGTAAACGCTGCCAGTGCGGCGGAACGGGCAAGACTCTCGACCGCAAGAATTCAGAGCTTCAGGGTGTGCCGGTTTATAAAGAGTGTAAACGCTGCGAGGGAAGGGGATACAGCAGGCCAAAATCATCAGTGGCATACCGTGGCATTCTTTCTGAACTGGACAGCCTGCCGGACCGTACATGGCGATATAGCTGGAAGCCGTTCTATGAAAGTTTGGTAACCAAATGCTTTGAGGAAGAAAGCAATGCGGATGCACAACTGAAAAAGGTAACACGTGCGCAAGATATGATATAAATCTCATAATTTAGCGTCACGTTACTTGCAAAGTTGCCGTTTTTGTGTAAATTTGACGTTAACGATGGGCATTGTATGTTCAACGTTAAGAAACCCGCCGATGTGCGGGTTTTTTTATTCTCAAAGCTTATAAAGCTTGATGGCTTTGCCAACCAGAGTTATCTGTGTGTCACACCCTTAAAGCAGGTAAAATGACATGCAAAATCAGCTATATATGACCGAAGAGGCAAAGGCAGTTTATAACGAATTGAGTTCATCGCTGGCGACAGCCGGGGATATTGCAGAGAAAACGCATCTGAGCCTCGCACGTTGCCAGTTCATACTTACGCAACTGGTAATGGCGAAGTTATCAGTCTTCCAGTTCGGATGTTACAAACGCCTCCAGTAATGGGGGTTTTCTGCTGTGAAAATGGGCGGCTGGAAGGTGTTGGAGCACCAACCAGCCATTCGCCTATGCTGTTGATCACAAGCGAACCATGGCCCACTGCTTTAGCGCAAAAGCATAGTGAGCCTACCAGAGTGCCGCTTACTGATCTATGGAAAATACTGTAAATATATCCAGTGTTGAGCTAATCAATGCTGACTGCTTAAATTTTATTCAATCCCTTCCCGAAAACAGTGTCGACTTAATAGTCACAGACCCACCTTACTTCAAAGTTAAACCTAACGGCTGGGATAATCAGTGGCAAGGTGATGAGGATTACCTTCGCTGGCTTGATATTTGTCTTGCTCAGTTTTGGCGTGTGCTTAAACCAAACGGAAGCCTTTATATTTTTGCTGGTCATCGCCTCGCATCAGATATTGAGATCATAATGCGCGAGCGGTTCAATGTACTTAACCACATTATCTGGGCGAAACCATCGGGACGATGGAACGGGTGTAATAAAGAAAGCCTGCGGGCATATTTCCCCGCAACTGAGAGAATCTTGTTTGCTGAGCATTATCAGGGGCCTTACAGGCCAAAAAGTGACGGTTTCTCAGAAAAGACAAACGAGCTCAAGCAGCATGTTTTTACGCCTTTGATTTCTTATTTCCGCGATGCTCGCGAGGCGCTTGGTGTTTCCTCAAAGCAGATCGCCGAGGCTACGGGAAAGAAAAATATGGCATCACACTGGTTTGGTGTGAGCCAGTGGCAATTACCAAATGAAGTGGATTATCACAAACTGCAGAACCTGTTTAACCAAATCGCCGCTGAGAGGTATCGTGATCAGGTACTGGAAAAGCCACATCATCAGCTGGTCGCCACCTGGCATTCATTAAATCGTAAATACGCTGAGCTGCTGGAAGAATATAAAAGCCTCCGGCGGCATTTCACTGTCACCGCTGCTGTGCCATATACCGACGTTTGGACGCACAAGCCAGTCCAGTTCTACCCTGGAAAACATCCATGTGAAAAGCCTGCGGATATGCTTCGCCAGATTATCTCTGCGAGCAGTCGCCACGGCGATGTAGTGGCTGATTTCTTTATGGGTTCGGGATCCACGATTAAAGCTGCGTTTGAACTTGGGCGGAGAGCAATAGGTGTTGAGCTTGAAAAGGAAAGATTCGACCAGACGGTTGATGAGGTCCGGAAAATAGCTGTCAGATTAGATCCTTAAGTCACCCTCGGGTGGCTTTTTTATTTCCCCTCATTCTTGAGAGGACTCACACACAAGAGGGGGCGAAATGTCCGAACCTTTTTCCGGCACCGTAGCCGCCGGTAGCGCGCTGACCGGCGCCAGTATTTATGGACTGCTTACCGGCACAGATTACGGCGTGGTGTTCGGCGCGTTTGCCGGTGCTGTTTTCTATGTGGCCACCGCTGCCGACCTGACGATTTTTCG